GCCCAACCTTTGTCCTTACATAATTAAATTTCTTATTTCCAGCATACATTTTTTTGGTGCCACGTATTCCATGATCAGGAATATACAGCTCCGCATTGAACTCTGCAGGAGTAACTGCATTTAGAATGCTCATGACATCTACAAATGTCTTTAGATTCCATGTCAATGTCACTTTCAACATATTTGACCTTATTCTGTTACGCCTTAAAACTCCTGTAGCGATAGGTCTAATGCTATCACCATCCAAATCTTGGATTTCAACACTGATATCAGAAGGCGTAGGTAATAATACACCATTCACTTTTATTTTAGCTTCATCGGCCATATTCTACACCTCCTAATTAATAATCGAATACTGGCTTACCAGTTTGCGCTTCATATTCTTTGATATTATCAATCACCATTCTAGTTAAAACTTTACCATTTTCTAAAACTAAATTGATAACATAAGTACCTCCATTACCATTATCAACTTGTGGCAATCTTTCAGAAATCTTTTGAGCAATTAAGTCTAAACCTCTAGTATTTCTTTGTAAAGGGATAACTGCTTCAGTTCCTGCTTCCCCAAAGATTGCAGGAGTTGCTTTTGAAACAACTGCACCTTCAGCCAATTTTGGAATTTTTGAAATATTAAATCCTTTTCCACCGACACCTGGAACCCAATTAGGAATTTTAATTTTATTTAATCCACCAATGAAACTGTTGATTCCACTGATAATTGCATTGATTGGTGCCTTAAAAATATTTGCTAATCCACTGACGATGCTTGAAAAGATTTGTTTAACACCTTCCCATGCTTGTCTCCAGTTTCCAGTAAATACACCTCTAATAAACGTGATAATTCCATTTAGGACACCTTTTATCGTGTTCCAAATAGTTGTAACCGTTGAACAGAATGCATTAAGAGGAACACCTAATAAACCAAATGATTGTGTCCAGTCAGTTGCAAAGATATTTTTAAGAAAGCTTGAGAATCCTTCAAATATTTTTCTAATTCCTTCCCAACAACGCTTTTCATCGCCAGTAAATACTCCAACAAAAAAATCAGTCAATCCTTGGAAGATTTCAATAACATCAGGAATCAATTTGTTGATCAAATCGCCCCATGATTTGAATGTATCGCTGAATGACCCAAGAATAAAGTCAACCAATGGAGAAAGAACATTGTCCCATACCCAATTGATTGCTTTTCCAATTGCTTCAATGCCCGGTTTCCATGTATTCCATACTTCCAAGACACCTTGTAATACTACTGAAAGCACACTTACTAAGAAGTTAGCTAGTGGTGCCAAAACGTTTTTCCATAATGAAAGAGCTATAGTAAAGACTGCTTCTACTGCCTTTACAAAGACTTTTGCTATAAAGGTTGCTAAAGGAACGATAATTGTATTAAACAAATCTAATAAGAAATCAAAAATAGGAACAAGAATATTCTTATAGAAATTATTTAAAATTCCTACAAGTTCTCCTATTGAATCATTTACTAACTGTCTAAAGCTATCACTCGTTTGATATAAATAAACCAATGCGGCAGTAATCGCTGCTACAATTGTTGCAAAGTATGCTGCAGTTCCTGCTGTAACACCCAAGACTGCCTGAAATCCACCTAATATTCCACCGCCCTCAGCCATTCCTGATAAGAATGTAGAAACTACAAGACTTAATAATTGAAATGGATAAGTGACTGCAGCAATAATCGTACCCCAATTCTTGATCACTTCAAAAGTAAGGAATCCAGCAACGATACCTGCAATCAATGAAAGAATGATTGGCTTGTTTTGTACGAGCCATTCCTTGATAGAATTAATTTTCTTCAATACATGGTCGACTGCTTTATCGATACCGCTCGTATCAGGTTCTCCAAAAGCACTGTCCCAATCGATTGGATCTATATCATAGCCTCCACCACCAACGCCTCCACCTGCTCCACTGCCTGAACCACCTGAACCTGATGAATCACTTGCGCTGATTGTATTGATTTCATCAAATGATGCCAATGAGCCTAAGGCCTTTGCTGTTTTCTTAGCTTGACCCTCAGTACCTTTCAATGACTTATTTAAGCCACCAGTTGAAGCTGTAGCTTTTTTAGCTGAATCACCTGCAGCAGTAAATCCAGCACTTGCTTGTTTTGCTCCACTCTTTTTACCAAATAATTTGCCAAAAACACCTGCAATTACATTTGCTAGTGTAATGAGTTTTCCAATAATCATATTTATAACTTGAATGACTGGTGTCAATACAGCAATCAATCCATTACCAATGATTCCTAATAACTGTTTGAACTGTTCTTGCAAGATACGCACTTGGTTGGCCCATGTTCCACTTGTTTTCGCAAAGTCTCCTTGAGCCATTGATAATTGATTCAATACAAAGTTGTATCTTAAAGTTGTCAATTCAGCTTGTGACATGTCACTTACATTCTTGCTGATTCCTTGGCTCAATGCGTAAGATTGCAAGTTAGTTTGTGTCATAACGATTCCTAAATCTTTTAAGGTTTCAGTTTCACCAGTAAATACTGATTTCAATTTGATATCCGCTAACTCTTGTGAAATGTTGTAGAACGATGCAACATCCCCTGAAAGTCCAGCCAAAGAAATAGCCATATCACTCGCTTTGTCAGCACCTAGTCCCATACCTGATGCCATGGCCATGTATGTAGATGCTGTCTTTTTGGCTGAGAGTTCACTCATACCAAATTGTTGAATGGAATTTTGTGCAAACCTCTCGGCTTTCCATGACATATCTCCAAAGGCTGTATCTACTACGTTCTGTACCTCAGTAATATTGGAAGCAACCTCAATCGCTTCTTTTCCTAATTTGTACAAACCAAAACCTGCAGCAACCTTTGCTACCATAGATTTAATTCCACTTACTGCTCTGCTGATTCGACCAGTAGAGCTTTCAATACTGTTAGCTGATGTTTTTGCTTCATTCGTCGCATCTTTCAATGCATTCTTGAATTTGCTTGTTTCAGCTGAGATGATAACTTTTAATTCTTCTAGTGTCTTTTTAATCATCTCCTTTAAATTTTTTATTGTAAGCATTCGCAAATTTCATTCTTCTTGCCTTAAAGTTCTCAAATTCATTTTCTTCTTGTTCAATAAGATGCTGTTTCTTTTCTTCTTCAAATAATCCAGGGTAATAATCCCATAATTCATTGATTTCAATAGCTTTATTTTCTTCACTGAAAATAACTGATATTCCTTTAAGCAGTTGATCAGCAAGAATATGATTGTCGATTGCTATTTGCTTTTGTTTTCTCTTTTCTTTTCTTCGATACGATTCGATATAGTCAGTGATTTCAAGTACCGAAGATTCCCAAAATAAAAATGAACTGATATCACAATCTAAAGCGACTGGATATAGTTCATTTATTAAATCAGATACATATTCAAATTCTATGTTTTCTACATTTGCTCTTTCGCTTCCACTAGTCTCTTGTCCATCGTTTCCGCTTGAGTTTGGGAGAAAAAACCACTTACCTGATAAATTGGCAAGAACACATCCGTCATGAATGTCATTTGAGTTCCGCCCTCTTCACAATATTTATCAAATAATTCGATGACATCATCTTCTTTGATTCCATGTTGGAACTTTTTCATTGCACCATGTGTAATCAATAACATTACTTTCAATGGTGGCAATGAACCATCATCAGCACTAGAAATAATCGTTAATAGGTTAACTCTTAATTTTGATTCTAAGCTGACAATTTCAGAAGTAGTGAGTTTTAATCTGTATTCTTTACCATCAACTTCCCAAATGGTAAAAGGTTTTCTTTTTGGTGCCTCAACGACTTCTGCTTGAACTTCTTCGGTTTCTCCACTTAATACTCCCATTTTTCAGCCTCCTAAACAATTTTTGGATCAGTAATTTTAAATGCACTTGCTAATGCAATATTTAAATCAAATTCAATAACACCATTGACACCGCCACCAGTTCTCTTAAGAGAAATTTGGCCATCGAATTCAGTAGTTGTTCCATCTTTCAATGTTTCTTTGAAAGATAAAGTTTCTCCTGATGCTTCATATGCTCTTAAAATACGATATGGACTGTCAGTTTCAGTATTTTCATATTTGAATTTGTAAGTGATGTCTCCTGGGTCTCCAATTCCCATTTCATACACTTTTTGAGAGGCTTCCAAATCAGTATTATCTACTTTTTCAGGATCCACTCCAATTTCAGGAATTTCTTTCAAGCCTTTTAATTTAGCAAAGCTTGTTACTGACTTACTCTTATATTCTAATGTTGCTCCATTCGCTAACATTTTCTACTCCTCCTTTATTTTGTGTGATAAATAAATTGTTTTTTGCAATCAATGATTGCCTCATATCTCATTTGTTTATGTTTTAAACCGCTTGGGTCAGGAACATCCGCACATGTCGTTCTTAAAAATCCTAGAGACGACATGATATCATCTACATCACATGCTGTTTGTGAAGTACTTTTCATATCCCATATGTCGATTCTAAAGCGAACAAAAGAAAGCTGTTCCTTATCATCCGTAAATTCATATGGCTTATTTTCTTCCTCAACATATTGAATTGCAGGTGTTTTGCTCCAGTTTTGTGGATAAGCATCACTTACATTTTCAACAACTTGAGACAATCCTTTATAAACGATATCTTTAACATTAATCATTTTTTACATAGCTCCCTTATTTTATTTTTAAATAGCTTTTCAGTATTTTTATTAATGGTATCTTCCTGATCATGAAGCGCAGGATACATAAAAGGCCTTGCCATTTGACCTTTAGTGTAATAACCAATGACTTCACCATCTTTATAAGCAACCTTGAAACCATACATTTCAGCTTTATCAACTGTCATCGCATCTGCAGGTATCATCCAACCTGTTTGTTTATATTTGGGTGATACTTGAGGAGAAATACCTTGATGATTGGCTTCTCCATTAGGACCAGTTCCAAATTCATAGTAAGGTGCATAAGCTGAATTAGTGTAAACAGTGGCTGTTGCCTTGTTTTCCTTGACCTCATTTTTCACCTTGACTGAACGGGCCAATGCTCCAGTATCACTGGATATCAGCAGTCTTGCTTGAGATTGAACCATCACACCTGCTTGTTTAACAGCTGTAACTGCAACCTCCTGACATGCTTGGTTGTCCAACGCTGAAAGTTTTCTTATGAGATTGCTAAAATCAGTGCTTGTCATACTCTTTCAATCTCAATTGCTTTAAATCGCTTGAAATTTTGAATGCTGATGACTTTATAGCTGATACCCTCATAATTAATCATGTCATGCTCTTTAATTGCTAGAGAGCCATAATAATGCATATTCAAGATACCATTTACACGCATACCATATAGTTCAGTTTGAAGTTTTGAAGATGCTGGCCATATAAGAGCTACATCTTCATTTGCTTCATCACTATAGGTTTCAATGACATTGCCCTCATCATCTTTTACAGCACTGTAAGTTTTAATTTGAAACTTCTTGAGACTTCTTTTTTTCATCTTTCAATCTCCTTGC